TAAGTGTTTATAGTAATCGAGTTGGTGATGAATTAGTAGCCCGAGGAATATCAATAAAATTATGGATTGCTAATAAGTTAGATCGTCCTAATGTAATGTATCGTATGGTTGTTTATAAATACCAATCACAATCTCCACCAGCTTCTACCGCACTTTTTAAAGGTGCTAATGGTAATAAGATAATGGATGAAATAGATAATGAATATATAACACCTGTCTATCAAAAGATATTTAATCTTCAAGCAGGTTTTTCCGCTTATGCTTCAGCTACTACTGGAGATGTAGATGGTCGTGAAGCTCATCTTTATAAACAAATTTGGATACCTCTTAAAAATAAGAAAATCCATTATGTAGATGGTGGAAGTATTCCTAAGATGCAAGATTATGGATTTTTCATAGTTCCTTACGATAGTTATGGAACTCTTGGAACAGATATTATTTCATCTCTTGCTTTCCAATATAAATTCTATTTCAAAGACCCTTAAATAGATATGAGACTATATCTATTTTCTTGTTAGATATAGTCGATAACCTTATCTTTACCCTCGACATAACTTTCAATTTTTTTATCTAATATTTAATTAAATATATATTAAATGTTAATTAAACAGATCCTTAGAGAATTAGTAATCGAAGACATTAGTCTTGAGGAGCATTCCATATGTAATGTGGATACGATCGTACAACAAAAAATAAGATTACTTGATATACAATTTAAAAGAAGAGCAATGGAACGTGTAGTATCACAATATTATTATAATCATTTTAATAAGTTAATAATGGAGGAAAATGTCGAAGAAATATTACCATTATTTAAGCAAATTAAACAGGACATTAATGATGTTAAGGACAATACAAATTTTATATTTTTAAATGTCAATCCAGCACCAAACCATTCTCTTCTATCATTTCAACAATTAATTGAAAAAAGCTTAAAAAAAAAATGGATAAAATCATTCTTATATGTATTAGAACAGCGAGGGGAAAATGAGAAGGAAGCTGGTAAGGGTTTTCATACTCATATAATAATAGAAAAAGATGAAACAAAGCAATATACACAATGTATTAAGGAATTGGCACGAAGTTTTAGTAAAGTCTGTGATACCACAAATTATCATCTTTTCAATGGTACAAAAATCAAAAATGAAGATATTGAGAAACGAAGGAATTATATATTAGGAAGAAAGGCAGATGAAACAAAATGGTTGAAGCAAGATATGGACATCATATGGAGACAGGAATATTTTCTTAAAAGTTATTACGGAAATCGTGATATATGTTTAAAAAAGGACTAATTTTTTTTATATTTTGAAAGAGGTGGCAGTGGAATTCTTTAGAATTTCACGGAACCCCCCTTAAAAAAAGAAAAAAGAACAAACATAGAATATATATTTAGAATTAAATCTACGATCAGGCTGGCTCGTGCGCTCAGGAGAACTTAGAGTGATGGGGAGGGACCCGTCGCTCAAGTTCGGGACGCGCGTACATTAGAATCTGCGCATACAAGTTGCGATAGACTTTCGAGAAAAAAATCTCATTTTTTTCGATGAATGGCGAACCCACGCTTAGAATGAGTATGAGCAAATTAAATTCTTTATAAATCCCTATTTATTACGAAAAAAATAAAATATCCCTAAAATTATTTTCTCACATATATTAGAAATGCCCCTTAAATTACGGAGAAAGTCCGTTAAAAAAGCCACACGCAAGTTTGTAAAAAAAGCAAGAAAACCCACCACAAAACGTTCATCATTAATTAAATTAATTCAATCAGTTTCTTTAAAGAAATGTGAAACCAAGTATAATCATTTTATAACAGAAAATCAACAAATGTATCATAATTCTGGATATATTAAAAATAATTTGTTAAATTGTACTCAAGGCATCACAGATACTGGCACCGCTTTAAGTGTTTATAGTAATCGAGTTGGTGATGAATTAGTAGCCCGAGGAATATCAATAAAATTATGGATTGCTAATAAGTTAGATCGTCCTAATGTAATGTATCGTATGGTTGTTTATAAATA